CGAAAACTGGTCGGCCCGTAGCCGTTAAAACCGTATTTCGCCTGTAAAGGCGTAAAACCTTCCGAGGTCGCACCTCGTTAATAAGCGCTAGTTCGTCGCTGCACGATACGCAGATACGGATTAGCCGCTCCTAAAAAGTCGGCTGATAGCGCGACGTATGTCGCATAAATTATTTTGCTAATTAATAGGAGCCTATCATGGCCTTAACAAACTTCGGTACGCTTACAGGCGACCAACTTCAAACGTGGAGCCGCGATTTTTGGCGCGTAGCCCGTAATCAATCTTTCATCAACCAGTTCGCTGGTTCTGGTTCTAACGCTATGGTTCAGCGAGTAACTGAACTTACTAAGAATCAAAAAGGCACTAAAGCCAACATCACTTTGCTTGCTGACATGACTGGCGACGGTATCACTGGTGACTTTACTCTCGAAGGCAATGAAGAAGCCTTGCGCGCGTTTGACATCAGCATTGAGCTGGACCAGTTGCGATTTGCAAACAGAATTGCTGGCCGAATGACTGACCAAAAGACTGTAGTTAACTTCCGTGAGCAGTCACGTGACGCACTTGCTTATGCAATCGCCGATCGCTGCGACCAGTTGGCTTTCTTAACTTTGTCAGGTGTTGCTTACACTCACAAGAACAACGGTGCTTTGCGCACAGTAGTTGGCGGCGCAGTAAACGGCCAAGAACTTGTTGATCTTGAGTTCGCTTCTGACGTATCTGCTCCTACTGGCGATCGTCATCGTCGATGGGATGCTACTGACGGTTTGGTTGCTGGTAGCACTACTGCTGTTACTGCTGCTGATAAGCTTCAGTACAGCACTATCGTTGAGCTGAAGGCCTATGCTAAAGACAACTACATTCGTGGTATTCGTGGTGCTGGTAACCAAGAAACTTTCCACATGTTTGTTACTCCACAGCAAATGGCTAACCTGAAGCTTGACTCAGACTTCCTTGCTAACGTTCGTAATGCAGGTGTACGTGGAACTTCTAACAGCTTGTTCTCTGGTTCTTCTAGCTTGATGGTAGACGGTGTAATGATTCACGAGTTCCGACACGTGTTCAACACTTCTGGTGCTACTTCTGGTGCTTCTGGCAACGCTGGAGCAGCTGGATACAAGTGGGGCGCAGGCGCTAACATCAACGGAGCACGTGCTCTGTTCTGTGGTGCTCAAGCTCTTGCAATGGCTGACATTGGTTTACCTGAGATGGTTGAAGACACTTTCGACTACGGTAACCAGTCTGGTATTTCTGTAGGTAAGATCTTCGGCATGCGTAAGCCTAAGTACAACAGCGACATTAGTGGCTCTGTACAAGACTTCGGTGTTATCGCTCTCGATACAGCGTACTAAGAAACACCCCCTCTTCTCTTCGGGGAGGAGGGGTTTTTTTATCCACAATAGGAACAATCATGAAGATTATTAGTGACAAGCCATTACGAGTGGCTACTTTAAGCGGCGCAGTAGTTATGTTTGAAGCAGGCGTTATGCAGGAAATAGCTGATGAGATAGGCATTCTAGCAATTCAAATGGGTGCTAAAGAACACAATAAAAAATATGTTGAAGAGTCTAAAGCTGAGATAGCAGACTTTGAAGAAGTTACTGAAGAAACAGACGACAGTCTTGTAGAGGCCTTACAAAAACTGATCGAGGTAGGTAGCCCAGATGATTTTAAAACTGATGGCTCACCAAAAGCCGCAGTTGTAAACAGGGCTGTAGGACGAACTGTCCGCAGTGAAGAACGCGAAGAGGCTTGGGAAATAGCCTTAAACTCCTAAGAGGTTAGTCATGGCAGTCACAGTACAAAGCGTAATAGATCGAGTCCAAACAGTATTACAAGATACTACAGGTGTGAGATGGCCTGTCGTAGCGGAATTAGTACTGTGGATCAATGATGCACAGCGCGAAGTTGCTCTACTTAAGCCCGATGCAAGCGCGGCAAATGATACAGTTACTTTGGCTACTGGGACAAAGCAGACAATCCCTTCAGGCGGTAACAGACTTTTAAAGGCAGTACGTAACATGTCGGCCGCATCAAGCGGAACGGGAAAACGCTCTGTCCGTCTTGTTGATCGTGAGGTACTCGATGCACAGACTCCCAATTGGCATGATCCAACTGTCTCAGGTGATGCAGCGCATACGACTATTGTAAAGCACTACATATATGATGAAGCTAACCCTCGTAATTTCTACGTCTATCCCGGCGTATCAGGCAATGCTTACCTAGAGATTATCTACTCCGCTAACCCTGTAACAGTAGCTCAGAATGGTTCTTTATCGATTCCAGACATCTACGCAAACGCCATTATGAACTACGTCCTTTATATGGCTTATATGAAAGATGCTGAATACGCAGGCAACGCACAACGCGCTAGCTCGCACTTTCAAATCTTTACTGCAGCTGTTACTGGCAAAGGTCAGATAGACGCGATTACTAATCCTAATATGGAACGAAGAAATCCAGCGCAGATGATGCAGGGGTGATAGAGCATGGCTACTTCTTACGAGTCATTGCTGTCAGAAATTGTCCCTATGGTGCCGGGGTGTCCTGACACACTTATAGAAAACAACATCCGCTCCGCAGTCATTGAATTCTGTGAGAAAACGGGTGCGTACCAAGCTGAGCTAGACCCTGTTACTACGGTCGCTAATATCTATGAGTATGATTTAGAAGCCCCCTCTGGTACTAATGTCCATAAAATTATGTGGGCCGTTCATCAGGGTAAAGACCTAGAGCCAATAAGTACTAACCTACTAGAGCAGCGGTTACCTAAGTGGCGCGACAAAACCAGCGCCTCTACGCCTCTCTACTACGTAAAACAAACACAGTCCACGGTGTGGTTTGTACCAACACCAAATGTAACGGCCGTGTCCAGTACTGTTCTGCGTGTACAACTAAAACCAACACATACTTCTACTGCATGCGATGACGGGGTCATGTCTGATTATAGAGAGGCCATTATTAACGGTGCCCTTTTCCGACTACTGCGATTGCCTAGTAAAGATTGGACTGACTACACAGGCGCACAAGTTTACGGGTCGTTGTTTCAAGAAGGACTCATAGCAGCAGAGCGTAGAGCACGACATGCAGATGAAGGTATAGCTAGGAAAGTAACTTATGGCGGAATTGGCGGAGCTTGGAAAACAAGACGAAACAAATACGGAAGCGGTAGCTGATCCTATATTTGCAGATATTCAGGTGCATGCGCATTGGGTGCTACCTGCAATAGATGAGATTTTAAAAGAGCAACCGCAGTTAACGTTTACAGCACAAAACGTGTTTGAAGCATGCGAAGAAGGGACAGCAGTACTTTGGGTAGCCGATGAAGGGTTTGTAGTGTCATCAGGTGAAACAGATCCCTTTACTGGTGACAGGGCTTTTTTAGTTTGGCTAGCGTGGGCCAGAGAGATTGGACAGAACTGCGTAGTAAAGCACTATAGTTTTTTTGCAAAAGCGGCAAAAGAAGCAGGATTTAAAACTATAGAAGTACGAACTCCAATCCCAAAGATGGAGCATTACTTGCTCTCTGAAGGTTGGGATAAAGACACTGTTATATATACGAGAGAATTGTAATGGGCAGTAAACCAAAACAACAAGATTACCAAGCCTCGGGTGCGGAAAAAACCTCCGCATCAGTTGCTATGGCTGAGTATAAGAACTTTAAAAAGAAGTATGACCCTCTTTTACAAGAGATGCGTGACAAGTCTCTGACAGAAGACGTTACGACGGGTCTAAGAGGTCGTGCTAATGCAGACACAATGCAGGCCCTTACCTCACAGCCCTCTTACCAAGGTACTCAAAGTAACACATCTGCCGGGGACATGGCGCAGGCGTATCAAGGACAGTTGGGTATAGCTAATACTTCAGGCAAGGATATACAAAACAAGATGCAAACAAACGTACTTGGGACAGCGCGCGGTCAAGCAGCCGATGCCCAAACAGGTATGGCGCAAGCATCACGACTAGGTACTTCGCAAGCACTGACTAGAGCAAAGGCAAATCAAGACGTAGCTAATTCAAAGTTAGCAGCAGCAACTAAGATCGGATCTGCTTTTGTAGCGCAAGGCTTAGACAATATGAGCAGCGGAGAAGGCGGATCGTTCTTTTCGCCCGCTGGCGAAGACGGAAAGAAAATATCGGGTTTAAAAAACAGACTTGACTACAGCGGGTTTTTTGGCCCCGGGAGCACGTAATGTCACAGATGCCGGGTACAGGAATAGGCAACACGTTTACACAGAACCAAAAAGATCCAATGGCGGGCCTTTTTTCAGATCCCGGCCTTGGTAGAAGAGGTACGGGCGACAATGGAGGTATGTCACAAACTGGTTACAGTTACCAACCTACGGGAACTGGAACGGGATCGCTGCCGACTGTTTCAGATCCTGACAAGGCGTATGAAGCGATTACGCGGGGGGAGTATTTTGATTACGTCAACAACTATAGTGGGTTTGAAGACCAACTTATAGAGAAAGCAAAAAACGATACTGGTCTTATTGATGCAGCAAGAGAAGATGTAGACATTGCTTCTGGGTTAACTAAAGGCATAGCTGATAGAAACGCATCTCGATACGGCGCAGCTCTTACTCCAGCACAGATGCAACAGCAAAACGCAACTTTACAACGGGCTAATACACTAGGCGGCATTCAGGCTGTCAGCGACGCTCGTATTAATCAGCGAGAAGCTAACACGGCGCTAATGTCCGACCTTATTAACATTGGGCAAGGTGTTAACCGTGCATCGCAAAGCCAGATGGGTTCAGCAGCAGCTGATGCTACGGCTAGAAAAAATGCATATACACAGGCGAAAGCGCAGTCAAAGGCGCAGACCTATTCAACAATTGGTAGCCTCGGGGCTGCTGCAATTATGGCATTTGCTTTTTAAGAGGTTGTTATGGCAGGGAACTTAGGAGACATTGCGTTAGGGTCATTTACTGGTGTTGCAAACATGCGACAGCAGCGTTTTGACAATAAGGCTAAAACTCGACAGCTTGGACAAGTTGATCGCGAGTTAGATCAAAGAGACCGTACCCAAACTCAGAAAGACAGAGAGATGGGTCAGGCGGACGAACAACTAACTATTAACCAGAGAGTAGTAGCGGTATCAGAGTCAGCTGAAAAGCGCGCTACAAACGCAGCTAATACCCAAGCTGTAACAACGGGCAATGATCAATACATAGATACCCTTAACTCCGCAGGATTACTTTCGCCTGATATGCTAAGTCTTTCAAAAGATAAATTTCGCTCCGGTATTGAAGGCGGAGACGCAACTATTAGCAAAGTATCGTTAGACATTATTACAAATAGCGGCGAGTTACCTGAAGGAACCGTCGCCTCAAACATACAACCGTTACCAAACGGGCGTTACGCTATCACCGTTACAAATGCGGATGGTTCTATAGGTGCCGTTACCGAGGACGCTTCAAGCACTCCACAATCTAAGGTTATTGAGTTTGAAGCAGGCAGACTAACCAACTTAGGAAATCTGTACTACCAAACAAAAGTTGCTAATAACTCCTCGTTGCTCTCTGCTACAAGAATAAGAGCCGAATTAGGTAGAGTTAACAGCGATGCGGAAAGAAATGAAATACTTAAAAAGTATGAAAACATCCAGCAAAAAGCAGCTGTTTTGGATAACACTCCAGCAGAAGGAGGCGCGTCTCGACAGGTAGCAGGCGTTTTAGCCGAAGCAGACGACGATGTGTTAAGCGCAGTGACCGATGACATCGCTCCCGAAGAAAACAAAGTAAAAAAGCGGGGCATTAACAATGCCTTTACTCAATCGGCCCAGCAATCAGACGACTCCCCTACAGGACCTACAGTTGAAGAGTTAGATGCTTCAATTGCCCGAGCAGAAAAAAATCTTAACGAAGCTAAAGGACCATCAAGACCCGCGCTTCGACAAAGACTAAACAAGTTAAAAGCCGATAGAAAGTCTATGGCCCCTCAAGAAGAGATATTTCCAATTTACATAAGCGAAAGTTTACTTGCTGAGAAGGTAGAGGGTAAGACAAACGCAGAAGTTGATGCAGAGATTAACTCTGGAGAAATAAAGGCAACAGAAGAAGAAGCTCAACAAGTTGCGCAATCAATGAAGGATCAAGGCATTACAAGTTTGTCAGAGATGTTGCGGCTAAATGATAAAGAGCGAGCAATAGCAAGGGCAGTAATTATTTCTATGGAGCCTGACCCCTCACGGCGTAACGCAATGTCCGATGAAATTAATAATATCTTTGAGACCTCTGGCGGTTACGCTAGTATTTCAAAGAAAGATGAGATGGACGCAGATTATAACAATAGGCGCTTGGCTCAAACTCGCGCTTCTTTAACGCAGTCTACTAAAGAGTGGTCGTTAACGCGATACGAATCAGCTCTCACTGAAGCTGCTGACTGGACAAAAATAGTCAACGATACATGGTATGGCGAGAACGGCGATGAGACAAACCTCAATAGGAACACAGCTACGATGGTGTTTAGAAAACACGCTCCGGCCATGCTACTAAAAGCTCAAAACTCTGCTACTCCGCAAGAAGCAGCTATACGCTACAAAGCACTCAGCGCCACTATAAGCACAGGCGTCGCTGCTTTGGCAGCTGAAGAGGAAGCAGGAATATTTTCACTTGAGAACTGGGACAGCTTTTGGAGACCAAATGCAGAGGAGAACGTTGAGGCCACTGACTTTGACATTAGCAGAGTCGCACCTGTAAAGAATGGCAAAGGTGAGGTTACAGGTTACTACTACATGACGCCAGACGGCGACAAAGTAAACGACGAAATAGTTACTGTTGAAGCGCTTCAATCACTAAGCC